GAAGGATGCGGATGCTGTAAAGGCTGAACTTGCTTCAGTTAAGAAGGCTCCTGCAGTGCCATCTGTAAAGTCACAAGAATTTAAAAAGAATGCACAGCCTGTAGTTGCATCGAATGGTAACTCATTCGCTGACTTCATGGAATCTCTGCGCGCTAAACAAAGTAAATAATTCACCTCATAATTTAAATTTAGTATGCCAACAACAACTTCACTCACCACCACCTATGCAGGTGAATTAGCTGGTGAAATCGTAGCAAAGGCTCTGTTGTCTAACGTATCAACTCAGTACGTGACAATGAAGCCTAACGTACCTTACAAATCAGTAGTACGTAAAATTGATGACACTGTAACTTTCGCTGCAGGCACTTGTGACTTTACCCCAACAGGTACTATCACTTTGACTGAGCGCATCTTGACCTTGGAAGAGTTCCAAGTTCAACGCCAAATCTGTAAGAAGGACTTCTTTATTGACTGGACTACTGCAGACGTAATGAGCGGCCGTGTAAACACCCAAATCCAAGACGCTATCATTGGCCGTTTGGTAGGTGGTATCGCTGCAGCTAACGAGACAATCATGTGGTCAGGTGTTAATGCAACAGCCGGTCAATACGATGGTTTCGAAACATTGATTAAGGCAGGTGGTTCAGGTGCTGTATCTGCAGGTTCAGGTGCATTGAATGACACCAACATCATCGCAACTATTTGGGACGTAATCAACACTGCCCCTGCTGCGGTTAAAGGTGCTGCTGAGAAGCCAGCTATCTACATGGGACAGGCTGCATGGGAATCATACATGCAAGCGCAAATCGCTGCAGGTAATGGTTGGTACTTGACAGGTGGCCCTGAAGTTAGCCGTCGTTTCGTAGGTATGTACGAAATCTACGTATGTCCAGGTATGACTGCTAACAACATTATTTTCGCTCAACCTAGCAACTTGATGTTGGGTACTTGGCAGGAAAACCAAATGAACGAAGTGTTCATCTTGGATATGCAGAACTTGGATGGATCACAGAACGTTCGTTACGGTGCACGTTTCTACCTCGGTGCACAGATTGCGGTTGGTGAAGACATCACCTACTGGGGCGCATAATTAAAATAACAAAGGGGGTGTAACAGCCCCCTTTAAACTCTAAAAATATACATAGCTATGGCTTGTGAATTAACTACAGGTTTTACCCTTGGATGCCTTGAAGGTATCGGAGGTGTTAAAGAAATTTTGATTACTAACTACACAGACCCTGTATCAGGTAACGACTTCATATCTGGAGTTACTTACGATGCTGTAACAGGTGAAGTTGATGGACTACCTACATGGACAATTTACCGTTACGTTCCATTCCGCAATTCGGGTTCATACATTGAAACCGTAAATAAGAACTTGGAATCAGGTACACTCTATTTCTCACAAGAAGTAGGTTGGACTTTTGGTAAGTTGAACCAAGATATGCGCAACGAGTTTTTGAATGTTGCTAAGGCTAAGATGATTGTGTTCGTACGCACCAATGATGACCAAATCTTGTTGGTAGGTACAACTGAAGGTTCGCAGCTTACTGCAGGTACTGTTCAATCAGGACAGCAGAAGGCGGATTTGATGGGTTATCAGGTGACAACTACTGCAGAGAACCTTGAGCCTGCTGTACACCTTGAGCCTTTTACTTCAGTACCATTCGACAACTTCGCTGGTATTACTGTAAGCCCTGCTTACTAAGATAGTTTTCCGTTGTGTTCTTGTTGTATTCTAAAGGGGGCAGGTTTTTACTTGCCCCTTTTTAAATAAAGTAGCATGATATATTTACAGACTAACACACCAACACAGCAAGTGTTTTTGTCACTTGACGAAGCACGGCAATATTTTGCCACACCATATACAGACTATTTGATTGTGCTAACTCACGAAGAGAATAGCACCACGGGCAATGAGCTTGCACAGGTTGCAACCATTATCAACGAGAACACACGCATAACACAGCTTGAAATAACAACTGTTGGCCTTACCTTAGCGGGCAGATACAGGTATGAAGTGTACGGCCAAAATTCTGCTGTTAATACTAACCCGGCAAGCGGTCTTGTTATTGGTTTGGTGGAGCGTGGTTACGCTGTGCTGAATCACAACACAACATGGTTTGATGTACCTGCTGTTACAATACCAAACGACATAATCTATGAACCATAACGAATCGAATATAGTATCATTAAAACTTAGTGAGTACGTTGCTAAGTCCGATGCCGAAAAAGTTGACCGCAAAGGTTGGGTGAACTACGGTGATCAAAATGATTTCCCACAATACTTACGCGACCTTGCCCACGAATCACCGGTGCATGGTAGTTTGGTTGTTGCCATTGGTGATATGATTGCGGGAAAAGGAATTAAGTCTGAGCAATACCAGGCTGAACTTGACGCACTCGATGTAAACATCTTGACATATGCAGCCGCCCATGACTTAAAGTTGTTTGGCGGTTTTTTTATTGAAGTAATTTGGTCTAACGACCGCACAGTTATATCAAAGCTTAACGCTATACCATTTGAAGAATGCCGTATTGCTGTAAATCAAGATGACGATAGTGAGATTGGTATCTTTCATAGCTACGATTGGAGCAACACACGCAAGAAAAAGAACACGCCTGAGTTCATACCCAAGTATAACTACCTAACACGTGAGCAGGAGCCACGCCAAATCTATTGGTGCTTTACTTACACAGGTAGTGACACCTACCCTCGACCCGATTACTGGAGTGCGATTAACTACATTGAGTTAGATAAGCAGATTTCTATATTCCATATCAACCAAATATCAAACGGTTTATTCCCTTCTACCATTATCAACTTCTACAACGGCCAAGCAACGCCCGAACAGAAACAACAGATGATGATGGACTGGGAAAACAAGATGAGTGGTGCGCGTAATGCGGGCAAGGTGGTTATGTTCTTTAACGAGCGTGATCAACCTAAGACTGAAATCACACCATTCCCTGTAAACGATGCGGATAAGCAGTATCAATTAATGGATACTACCGCAACGCAGAAGATAATCACAGCACATCGCGTTACTACTCCGCTTCTTTTCGGTATTCGCGATACGGGAGGTGGATTTGGGAGCAATAAAGATGAAATGGCTACAGGTTTGGAAATCTTCAATAAGCAGGTTGTTGAGCCATATCAGGCTAAAATCAATAAGAGTATTGAAGAACTACTTAGCAAGCAGTTGCCGGGTGTGACATTTGAAATTGTACCTAATACTCCACTTGTAATTGAAGCAAAGCCTGAGGTGGTTACACCTGTTGAGCCTGTTGTTGCTGCTTCATTGGATGCTGAACAAATCAGTTCAATTGTACAGGCCACATTGATGGCTTTTGAAAAAAAAAAAGTAGCTGCTGAAGATACAGCGGGTGATGCGCTAATAGCACTTGGTGAAGATTGGAAAGAAGAGTGGATATTGATAGACAGCTATAACGCTGATGAAGAGATTGAGCATGAGTTTGCGGTTCGCACGGGTGCAGCACGGCCTGCCGCTAAGAGTGAGCAAGATGCTGTTATTGATGGCAAATACTTTATTACTCGTTACGTTTACGCAGGTAGCTTTGCCCACGATAATATGCGCCCTTTCTGTAAGAAGATGGTTGAGGCGGGCAAGCTATATCGGAAAGAAGATATAGTAGCAATGGAGAATGTTGCGGTTAATCCGGGTTGGGGACCAGAAGGTGCGGACACATATGATGTATGGAGCTTCAAAGGCGGTGGAAATTGTCGGCATTTTTGGGAGAAGCGTGTGTTCGTAGATGCGACTGGCGCAAAGATTAATCCTAACGACCCCGATGCAAAGCGTATTGCTGTATCACTTGCCGAGCGCATGGGATACAAGGTGCGCAACAACGCATTAGTAGCAAAGCTACCTGAAGACATGCCCTATAACGGCTTCCTTCCAACTAACCCTATTTACGGTAACCAATAAATACAACTATGGCTGAAGTATTACTAATCTCTGAGAATTATATAAAGAAGTATAGCACGGTAAACGGTAGTGTTGACCCTAACTTACTTTACCCATCTATCTACCTTGCACAGGATAAATGGTTACTTCCCTTTTTGGGAACTGATTTGCTGAATAAGATTAAGGCCGATGTAGCGGCTAATACCATATCGGGCAACTATCAAGTATTACTTGAGGATTACATTCAAAAAATGCTGCTGTGGTGGGTTATGGTGGACGTTACGCCAAACCTTTGCTACCGTATGGACAATGGCACACTAGTGCAACGCCAGTCTGAGGACACCGTGCCAGTATCGGATGCGGTTATGAAGGATATGATAGATCGCGCAAGGCAAAACGCACAGCACTACACTACGTTGTTAGTTGATTACTTGTGTGCTAACACTGCTTTATTCCCTGAGTACAGCACAGCGCAATGGCCCGACCGTTCACCACGTACGGACGTTACCAACACGCTGAACTATCAATTCAGCACCGGTAACACGTCGACTTCATTCCGCCCTACTTACTCACGTAACATCATTAATCGCATACCATGAGTGATAAAAAAACATTGAAGCAAGATTACACTGAGCGTTTACGCAAGTACGAGCGTGAACTATCACTAAAACTTAGAGCCAATGGCAGCAAAGAAGCAGACAAACGCACAACCAAATAAGGTTGATGTAAAAGGATTGCGCTACAAGCTGCAGTTATTCGATGGCTTTTGGTCTATACCACTTGCCTTTTTACTATTTGCTGTATCGGGCACGCTATCGGTTGCCTACTTTGGTGACGCGCTCATAAGTACGGAATATATCCAGTATATTATTTTAGCTGCACTAGTAATGGTCTTTGCAAACTTCGTTGTTTTTTTGGGCATTAGATTCAATTTTCGAGCATTACAACGTGAGATATATAACAAGGAAGTTAAGTACGAAATAAACACCTATCTAACGACATGGCAAAAGGTTGTCTTGTACCTGCTATTATATGCTTTCTACTTTGCTGCATACCTGTATATTCTACACATGCTGATGACGGTTACTGCGTAAGAGTAACGGCTTCATCATTTGTAGGTGTAAAGGAGAAGGGCGGCAATAACATGGGCTTTAATGATAGAGCCTTGCTTGTCCTTATGAAGCAACAAGGTTGGAAGCCCGGCTATGCGTGGTGTTCTTTCTTTGTCATGGCTATGCTTAACGAGTGTGGCATCCCACACACAATCACAGGTTGGTCACCTACTGCGTATAACCGTAATGATGTGATCTATACGGAAGGTAAATTCGTGCAAGCGTTTAGCGATAAGGATGCGCTAGTAATGACATTAAGCTACAATAGCTTTCGTGGTAAACGTTACAAGGGTATTGGTCAC